GCTGATGCCATCGAAGAATTATTGACAACTGCTTAAGGAGACTTGGGCGGCACGAGTTTGCGAAAATTGCTACTGATTGCTATGTGACAGTGTCGCCGTTTTTTATTATGATACATATTATTCTTACAATACTTTCATTGATTACAATTATCTTTGCGTTCTATGAGAGGATCGAGTACGGTGCGGCGAATGGTCCATTGATCGCTTGTGCCATCATTTCATTTTTCTACATTGTAGTGAGATACATTCCTAGGAATTTTTAAATGTCAGATGTAAAATTAGTTAGTTTAAGTTCTCCTAGCGCTGTGACGGGTTGTCGCACCGCTGAGGAGTTCATTGCATATGCCGCAAGGGTAAGCAATCCAACCAATCAGAACAACACTGAAACCGCTCAACGATTGATCAAGTATCTCATTCGTGAGAAGCATTGGTCTCCCTTTGAAATGGTCTCAGTCACACTGGAGATTACAACAACTCGTGATATCTCCCGCCAGATACTGCGACACCGTTCGTTCTCGTTTCAGGAGTTCAGTCAACGCTATGCAGTGTCAGAACGTTTCACTGTGCGTGAAGCCCGTATTCAAGATCCTAAGAATCGTCAGAACTCGATTGAGATCATGGATGAAGACTATGGAAAGGGTGGCGAAGGATCGGACTACAACAAGTACGATAGTCTAATTGAACAGTGGAACATGAAACAACGTCAAGTGATCAACACAAGCAGAGATGCGTATCAGTGGGCACTTGATAACGGTATTGCAAAAGAACAGGCACGTGCAGTTCTTCCCGAAGGAAACACCGAAACAACGTTGTACATGGCAGGTACACTTCGTTCGTGGATACATTATTGTGATTTAAGAATGGGCAATGGTACACAGAAAGAACACATGGTGGTTGCCCAGAAGTGTTGGGGTGTGTTACAATGTCACTTTCCAAACGTATGTAGTGCGGTGGAAGAATTAAATTCATAGGAGAATATTATGGCTAACCATGTAAACTCGTACTTACGTTTTCATGAAGTTAACGATGCGGGTAAAGCGGTAATTAATAAGTTGTGTGAACGGTTTGATAAACATGCTAACACAGGCGAATGCCCTTTGGCTTACGTATTCGTCGATGACCTTGACGAGGTCAATCACGAGTTCATGTTCGAACGAGTGGGTGCAAAGTGGGCGTATGCGCAAGATTGGGATGAACATGGGTTCGCTATGACTTCTGCGTGGCGTCAACCCGAGGAGTTCGTACAGTACGTCGTAGAATCTGTTGCTGAGGCTGATCCAGAGTCGATCGTTTTGTTTACTTACGAAGATGAAATGCCCAACTTCATTGGCGCCGATGTTTACTATGGCGGCGCCATGTTTGATGCAGACGAAATCGATGACGAGCAGATTCGTGAAAACTTGTGTCGAAAGTATTCGGAACTGAAGGAACAGTGGGACGACGTAGAAGAAGAGTGGCAAGATGAAGGTGAACTTTATTTTGATTACATTTGGGAATACATTGATGAATGGCAACAGTCTGTAATCGATGACGCATTAGAACAAATAAAAGAGGATTAAAATGAATAAGAATGATGTGGTGTCAATCGTGACACTGACTGGCGAATTCGTCGGTAAATACATGGACGAGAACACGGATCAGTATATCATTGCTGATCCTCGCCTACTGACACAAACGCAAGAGGGCGTTGCATTTATTCCTGCGGTATGTATGACAGGTATCCAACAACCTGACGAGGTTAAGTTCAACAAGTCCGCTGTTGCGTTTGTTATAAAGACCGCATTCGAAGTTGAGAAAGAGTATCGACGTGTTACAAGTGGGTTGATTGTATGAAGAAAATGATCCTTCTGACAGGAACAAAGGGTTATCGACCAGGGTTTATAGCTGGTAACTTCCTCCGTCGGTATGGTGACAAATACAACATTATTGAGTACATGAGCGATATTCGAGATTGGAATCACTCGAAATATTTCTTCGAAAACTTCGATTTTATTGTTCACCTAGCTGCAATGGCAGGTGTTCGACGTTCTCATGAAGAACCAGAACTCTACTGGGATGTGAACGTCAATGCATCGAAAAAGATATTCGATTCGATTGATAACAGTATTCCAATCATCTACGCATCATCATCCAGTGTGTACGAGTGGTGGTTGTCTCCGTACGCTACGACTAAGTGGGCGATGGAAGCAATCGCACCAAAGAACTCGTTAGGTTTAAGGTTCCATACAGTGTATGGTCCGAACAGTCGAACTGACATGTTGTATGATAAATTATTGAAAAGAGAGGTATCGTACATAACCGATCATGCAAGAGACTGGACGCACGTAGATGATGTCTGCGACGCGATTGATATTTGCATTGAAAAGTACGATCTGATAGATGTACCGGCGATTGATGTTGGGAATGGTAAACCAGTCTTAGTGCAAGAACTTGCGGATCATTTGTGGCCTGATAATAATCTTCCTATAAAAGAAGTTACGGGCGAACGAAAAAACACTTGCGCAGATCCATCTTTTTTGGTACAATTAGGATGGAAACCAAGACACCACGTACTGGATTAATTATGAATATATTTTATCTACACAAAAACACCGTCAAATGCGCAGAAATGCACTGTGACAAACATGTGGTTAAGATGTGTATCGAGTATGCACAAATTCTTTCCACAACGCATCGTGTGATTGATGGTGAACCTTGGGTAGGTACAACCGTGAATGGTCGAAAGATTCAACGGTATTTTCATCCAGACACGTATATGAATGAGAGACTTTACAAAGCGTCACACATCAATCATCCATCAACTGTATGGGCTCGTCAGTCTCGTGATAACTACAATTGGTTATATGATTTGTGGATGGCGCTTTGTTTAGAGTACACGCATAGATATGGCAAGAAGCACGAGTGTCAACGTAAACTCGAAGACGTCTTGTTGATTCCACCAATGAAGTTAACAGGAGTTGGATTCACTGAACCACCTCCTGCAATGAAAGCATATCCTGAATGTGTTGTAGAAGGCGATTCGGTAACATCATACCGCAACTTCTATTGGGAAGATAAACGAGAGTTTGCTAAATGGTCCAATCGTGATAAACCTTATTGGTGGATTGAAAAAGAAACTGGTGTAATGCCGAGAGAACTTTTGTGGGAAGACAATGACAACGAAAAATGATATTACTGGCGATTCGATAAGATCAAAGGCTTTATCTGATAAAGGTAGAGACAACTGGGATAAAATCTTTGGTAAAAAGAATGTTGAAATGTGGGAACATTTCTGTAAACACAACGGGCACATGTCTATTGAGAAAAATGAAGAATGCTCATGGTGTGGAGCTAAAGAAGATGACGAAGATTAAAAGAAAACGAAAACCAATGACGCCTGAACAAAGGCAGGCGGCTGCTGAGAGGTTAGCAAAAGCGCGTGAGGCTAAAGGACCTGTTCAGAATCTGTCAATGCACGAGAGTCTTCGTGACTTAGATGACGATCACCCGTTGTCACCCAAAAATGTGAAAACGTGGATTAAATCATGCAAACAACACTTGTCGGCAATTAAATCATATCGTCTATCAAAGGAACCCGAAGAACGACGGCAGTATTACACCGCTGAGAACTACATCAAGAATATGCAAGCGTACCTGAGTACAGGCATATGGATTGACGGTTATTGGGGTGAGAATCGAGAAAAGAAAATGAATCTGATTTGTATTGCGCCGGCATACAAGGATGGTGAAATACAACGAAACAAGGGGACATATTATCGAGACATTGGCACTGTATGGGGAGAAGATGATGACAGATGAAAGCGTCATCATGAACAAGAATCGGTTTACTAAATTGGTTGAAGATACGGTCAGATCTTTTAGAATGAGTTATATGGACGCAGTGGTGCATATCTGTGAAAAGAACAACTTAGAAATAGAAGACTGCAAAAAGTATATCTCCAATGTTATTAAGAACAAAATAGAAGCTGAGGCAATGCGTCTCAACTTTCTACCTCGTGGAAATGAATTACCCTTTGAATAAAAAGGTTGACAATTAGGAGGAAGTTTGATACTATATACAAGTGCATTATGAATAAAGTGGACAATCTGAAATACAAAACATACGAAACTATACAAGGAAATACATATGTCTTTTGCAAATCTAAAGCGTAATCGCAACTCTATCTCTGACCTAGTATCGGCTGCAACCGCAGCTGACGGTCCCAAAGAAACCAAATCATATGCTGACGAACGTCAGTGGAAACCAACTGTCGACAAGGCAGGTAATGGTTATGCAGTGATTCGTTTTCTGCCCGCACCTGAAGGTAACGAATTGCCTTGGGTACGATTTTGGGATCACGGATTCAAAGGCCCAACTGGTCAGTGGTACATCGAGAAGTCTCTCACTTCACTTGGTCAACAAGATCCCGTATCTGAGTATAACTCTGTATTGTGGAACAGTGGTCGTGAAGAAGACAAAGAGACCGCACGTAAACAGAAACGTCGATTACACTATGTGTCAAACATTCTAGTCGAATCAGATCCTGCTAACCCACAGAACGAAGGTAAAGTCTTCATGTTCACATACGGTAAGAAGATCTACGACAAGATCATGGATTTGATGCAACCACAGTTTGCTGATGAAGATCCAGTAAACCCATTCGACTTTTGGGAAGGTGCTTCATTCAAACTGAAGATTCGTAACGTCGAAGGCTATCGTAACTATGACAAATCAGAATTCTCTTCTCCGTCTGCATTGAACGGTGGTGATGAAGATGAACTCGAACAGATCTACGAGTCTCTCTATGATCTCAACGAGTTTACTGATCCGAAGAACTACAAGTCTTATGATGAACTGAAAGCACGACTGAGTCTTGTTCTCGGTGAATCCGCACCACAAACTACTCGACAGCAAGTAGCGATGGAAACCGTTGCAGAACCTGCACCAATGAAATCAAAACCTGCTATTGAGCCAATGAGTGTTTCTGCTGTAGACGATGATGACACGATGTCATACTTCGCCAAGTTAGCGGCAGAAGATTAATCGGTCAACCGATTAAAACAAAAGGGGACTTGTTGTCCCCTTTTTTTTATGCGTAAGCGTCTACTCTCGTTGATCCAGAATTCGTTGCTGACGGCATCGGAATATCACCACCACCAGACGAAATGTTATTCTGAGTCGTAGTTGGTGCATTGGTGTTGTTGTTGATTACTGTTACACCACCAGACTGAGTTTGAGCAACTGCTGACATTGTACCTTCACTCACTGCGTCTGCAATTGGAAACGATGCAATACTACTCATCGCATCACCAATTTTTTGAACGGGGACACTTTTCAATCCTTCACCAAAATCAACTTCGCCGTAACCGTCAAACCAACCTGCACCAAGTTTATCACCGTTCCACATCTTGTCGAATATCGGAATTGCAAATGCAATCGCTTTACCCAACTCTTCAATGTTATCTCGAAAATCATCCATATCGGTTTCAGCGACTTTATCCATACCATCGCCAAGTTTAAACATCGAATCAGCCAACGCATCGAATCCAGTCATTTTAGATATATCGATATCTGACAACGTTTGTAAGTCTTGACCGATCCGTTCAAATATGCTGGGAGCACCATCGTCAGAGAAGAAATTGCCTATCGTATCAGTGATAGACGCAAGACCCTTCGCGCCCATCAAAGCGATTAATCCAGCACCAACTGATGCTAGTCCTGGACCCAAACCAACAAGTTTATCGACATCGAGTTCGGTTAACTTCATCAATCCATCAGACGTATTTAACAGTATCGCTTTTAATCCACTGCCGTCTGCTCCAAGAGCGCCTGCTAGATCTGTAACACCAGCAAGCCCAGCAAAGAATCCACCAAGCGCAACACCAAATAACGGTAGATTGGTTAATGCCGCGGCACCAACTGTCGATCCTACAGCAACTAGTGCACCAAGTGCAAGTAATGATGTGTTATCGAATGCATTGAGACCTTCACCCATTCCTTTCATTATGTTTGCTAGTGATTGCCCGTCTGTCCCAAGTAATTGAGCGCCCTTGTCGCCTAGAGCAAGACCCGCAAAGAAACCACCAAGGCCTGCACCAAAGAACGTCATATTCAAGGCGCCTTTAAGACTACCAAATTTGGCACCGATCGCGGCCGCGGCACCCATCTTAAGTAGACCTTCAGTTGGTGTTTCTGCGAACGCTTCACCGAGAGTAATCATCGTACCCTTCAATCTGGTCATGTCGGTGTTGATCCAAGTCAAGGCTTTATCACCAGCCGCAAGCCCAGCGAAGAATCCACCGATACCAAGACCAAGTGCTGTAAGACCGACACCTGCTCCTAGCCCAGTAGCCGCAAGACCAATGCCCTTTCCTACACCTTCACCCGATGACTGACCCGCACTCTCTCTGAACGTTTGCCCGAACGTTCTAGGCTGACCGTTAGAACGACCACTTTCTCTCGATGCTTCTAGTAGATCAAGTTGAAGTTTCTTTAACTCTTTGACGAATTGATCTAGATTGGATTCGATGTCTAGTGACACCCTCAACTGATCTTTTGAGAAGTCGCGAATTTCTTGCGACAGTTCAGCATTCAGTTCGAGACCAGCAACTACGTCTTCAAGATTTGCCATATGATTCTCTCATTTGTTTTTCTTCTTCTAATGCCTGCAATAACAAAATGAGATGTACTTCTTTCTCCCAAGGCATCATATTTTCTAGTTCCGTTAGTGAATATTTATGATGCCTCATCAACAAAAAACATGTTTTAAAATAATTTGCGAGAGTTTCATGCGAGAGGCACACTAAAAAAAATCTTGTATACCTCTCAACTCATAATGACTGTGCTCGCCACATTTCGTACAATCAAAGTCGATGTCATACTCAACCTTTGGTATGTCAGATAAGAAATCACTAACCTTCTTAAACTGATCTCGTGTCATCGATTCGATAAACTTCTCGACGCTCTCTTTCGATTCGTCTGCTATTACTATTCTTTCATCTTCGGTGAGAACGGCTTCCATACAACTCATCAGCACACTCAGCCCGACTTCTTTCTCGTCATCAACGTTATTCAACTTTGAGTAACTCGGATACCTCATCTCAACTGAAATATCGTCAGTCAACTTAATCACATTGTCTTTTCTTTTGACATTGCATCGAATGTCTTCGAGATTCATGTGGTATTCGTTATCTTCTTCACATGATTGACACTTGATGTTTAGTGATGCGTTCTCACCAACAGACTTTGCTCGCATCTGGATAAAAAGATATTCGAGATCAAATGTTGTCAGATCATTTACGTTTAGATTGCCCTGAACACAAGATTTGATTGTGTCGACGATTGCGCCGAGCATCTGATCTTTATCTTTTGACTCAGCCGCGATCAACAGTATCTTTTCTTCTTTGACGAGATAAGGTCTGAACTTTATTTTCTTTCCAGTCGACGGTATCTTTAATTCATACTTTGGTGTATCATTCAAACTTGGTAATGCCATTATTTACTCCATTAAAATATTTTATTTAATACTCTCAATACTTTTCCTGCTGTCGTGTCGCCCAGTGTCTTAGTGTTAAGTTCTTCACCTTTCCAACGACGATATGCAAACTCAATCGATACTTCGCTTATTTCGTCTTTAGAATTGTCACTTAGTGTTTCATATGTTATTGAAACAGGATACGCTCGTTCTAGAATCCAATGATATGTAGCGACACCCTTTGTACCAATGTCAAGATCTAACGTAAAGTTTAGATTGATTGGTCCACGATTGATGCCAAAGTCTCTGGTATACAACGGTAAGGCTGTACCCTTTCGTAGTTGATAGATGTGAATGGGTTGAACGTAATCGTCTGGATATGCAGACACGTATTCACCGTCAGTATCTGACACTGCTCCGAGTGCTCTTGACTGCCAGTTCTCAAAATAAGTTCGAACAGACTGATTGTTCATAATACGAAACGTCATAGAAATATTCGGATTGACGTATCCATACGCCACCTGATCCAAATCTGTGTTTATTCTTCGTTCAACGGTAGATAACTGACGAGAAGGTAATGTTACGTTACTACAGAACAACGATAGGTTGCGTGATGTTTCGAGATTTCCAAACGAAGGGAGCATGACGCTGTATAGATTCGTTCGAGCGAATCCATTTCCTTTACCTACTGCTGATTTAAACTCATCTATTGTACTTGGGTTGAACATTAAATCATGCTCCTAGAATCTTTGTAAACCTGACCTCTGTTTCCTTGCCACTGTGCGATCGGTAGAAACGTTGCAATTTCCCACTCGGGTGGTGGAATGTACGCAAGTTTACCTTCGACTTGAGAAGTCAGGTAATGTTTAAAGCAAGGCTTATAATACTTCAACTTTGCTATTCTCTGTAATGTATTGTAAGACACTTCGAACTTTGTCGTCTCGTCGTACTTCTTATTGTTTGTAATATCCATCAAACTGTCAAGCATCTTTGCACGTAATGGTATGGGTAGATAATGTAGATTCAACCCATAGAATCCTTTGTTTGCAGGACCAACTGCAACAATTAAAGGAAACGCATCCCAGTATGGAAGTGTGTCTCTGTGCTTAGCATCATAGAAGAAACAGTACATCGAACCGACGGCGGACTTGGGGCGCATCTCAATCGGATCTTCTTTCATCAACTGTCTGCGATTGATACCACGCATGTTCTGCACTTTCTTACGAAACCACTCACGCGATTCTTTGGTACGAGGAGTGATCCCCGCACGAAACGCTTCCATCTCTACTGTTTGAAAAATATTCGACATAACTTTATTTAGTCTTTTTTCTAGCAAATGGTTTCATCTTTTTGAGAGGCTGTCTTGACTTTGGCATAATTCCCATCTCAGTCAGTTCTTTTTCTGTCCAGATCTGAAACTCCCATCCCTGATCCTTTGCGTACTCACTAGCCGCTTTCCACTTGTTACGATTCTTTACGTAAGTCAAGCCTTCACTAATATATCGTTTCGTTCTTCTATCACCTTGTGGTGGTGATAACTCCTTTGCTGGTTTTATCTCTACCAGAATTGTTCTGCCTGATTTGTAAACAATTTTTAAGTCCATGAAGTATCGATGAATCTTCTTGTCAACTTCGTATAAGTATGGTATAATGACTTCTTCGCTCGACCAGTATTTGATGTCAGAGTTGTCATCACACCATTTGAAACAATGTTTCTCCCATAGAGAACGGTAGACAACGTTTGTTGGGTCGCCTTTATACTTCTCTTTGTTTTTGACTCGATACTTTCCAGAATACGCCATAGAACCACTATAAATAATAAAACAATAACTACCGAATATTTATAGGGTCAGTATGGCGCGTAGAACGAACACATACAGAGACGCTCAAAATCAAAGAGCGGCAGAATTGCTTGGTCAAGCAGACGCACTACAAGAGATTGAAGTGACCGCTGAGAAGATCACGCTCTATTCTGAGTCGAAAGAAGACGAACAGAAAAAAAATACTGACGTCGAAATTGAAAACGATCCACCATTGTATCGTTACCCTTTGACTATCACCGAATCATACCCAGCGTACATTAAGTTCAGAGCAATTAAAGTAGATGGTGCAGACTTTCGAGAAGCGTTCGGTGATGTTGGTAGAGGCGCATTCGATTTACTTAAGTCATATACACCTGCGGGAGTTTTGATTAATACAATTGGTTCTGTTGTCGATGCTGTCACTGACAATCAGGACGCAAGTGAAGCAGACAAAGAAGTTACCAAAGAAGAAAAAGATGGTATAATAGCGGGTGCTAAGAAATTAGGGCAACAACTCGATTCTTTTGAGGATCTTACTGGTGGCACACTAGTTGGATCAGTTATGCTTCCACTTCAACAAAGTCTGACGTTTCAAGACGGTGTTGTTTACAACGAAGCAAATTTAGGAATTGCAGGGGCAGTTGCGGGTGATGTTCTTCAAGGTAAAAATCCATTTGCGGGTATTATGGATGGTAAAGGTAATCTGGGTAGAGCCGCTTCGAGTATCGCTACTCAGATTGTAGCAAAGAATGCCGCATCGGTTGGTGGTGCCGCTCTAGGTTCAAAGTTCGGTGTTGTTGGATCTGTATTCGGCGCAGGAGCACTTGGAGGAGTTGGTGAAGGAATTGGTGCCGCAGTTAAGAATGCGTCTCGTGTCACAACGAATCCTAACCAACGCACATTATTCGAAAAAGTAAATCTACGTGAGTTTACCTTTACATTCAAGATGATCGCGAACAACGCAAAAGAAGCGAAAGAAATTAGAAACATTGTCAAGTTCTTTCGTGAAGAAGTTTATCCACTACCAATTGAAACAAGTACTGGTGCGTCACTTGGTTATGAGTTTCCCAACATGTTTGAAATTGACGTTAAGAATTTTAAAAAGGAAGATCCCGCTCCCAAGATACAACGGTGTTATCTTCAAAACGTACAGACAGTGTATAACGCAACTGCGAACAGTATGCACACAGACGGCAACTTCGTTGAGGTTGATGTATCATTAACGTTTAAAGAAATCGTTGCACTCGATAAGAAGAAAGTTAGGGAAGGTTACTAATGTCGAATTACTTCGAAAATTTTCCAAAAGTACTGTACAAGTTCGGTTCGAACGAGAGACCGGTTTTATTTCAGAAATTGTCAAAGTACGTTGATGTTGTTGATACATTAAAAGATCGTGTCTCTGCTTAC